GAAGTTGAGCGGCGGTTAATTCAATCACAGAATAGGAGAAGGCTGGCATGGCAATAGAAACAACAAACGCCCGCTATGAGGGCTTTATTTTTGATGGGCTGAATTCTCGTGATTTTGGTGTATATGTGCAAGACGTTGAAGTTTTTGGCGCGCCCACACGCGATGTAGAAATGATTTCGATCCCCGGGCGAAATGGCGAATATGCCATGGATAACGGGCGGTTCAACAACATCCAAATTAAATACGTTTGCGCGTTGGGTACGGACACGCAGAGCGATTTCAACACCGCTATTTCTGATTTGCGGAACTGGCTTGCATCGAAAAAAGGATATAAACGGCTTGAAGACGAAATAAACACGGGCGAATACCGCATGGCGGTTTTTAAAGATGGATTAGAAGTGCCTACGCTTAATAAAAAAACTGGCACGTTCGATGTTGTGTTTGATTGCAAACCGCAACGCTTCTTAAATTCGGGCGAAACCGCCGTTAGCGTGGCAAGCGGTGGAGCCATCACAAACCCAACATTGTTTGACGCAAAACCGTTATTGCAAGTGTGGGGGTATGGGGATATCAGCATAAACGGCGAAACCATAAGCATTGACAACACCGTTATTGGCGAAGTCACGCTTGTTTCGAGTGTGTCCGGCGGAACGACATCGTTCCCAACATATCAACTAAACCGCGGTGACAAAGTTACATTGAACACGCCACCGCTATATGAAGCCTACGCCAATGTTCAATTTTTAACAAAATTTAAACAAAAAGTAGATTCCGTAAGCGTTTCGGTAGATTATGGGGAAACGCATGTCAGCCGCGTTTACGCCTACGGCGGCGATGGCACGCCGTTCGCGTATATCATTCTGTGGTTAGAGCCGTTTGAGATTGATTATTTGACCACGACGCGCGCTACGGAGAATATCCGTCTGTGTTTGTCTGTCAATTACACAGACGGAAACGGAGTGCAACAGGCAGATATCGAATACTATACTGTGTCGCTAACATACGCCGATGCACAGTTTACTTTGGCGGCGAATATTGAAACAATGACCGAACTTGTTTATTCAGTTTCAAAAAATTTAAGAATGGGTTCGATAACAGCGGATAGCACAAAAAGCGCACTTGGCGAGCCGCTTTATTTCGATTTGGATATTGGCGAAGCATACAAGTACGAAGATACAGAAATTGTATCCGTTAATAACGCGGTTTCGTTTCCTGTTTCATTGCCTGTTTTGGCACCAGGTGCCAACACGATTGAATACGATAACACCGTAACGCAATTTAAAGTTGTTCCAAGGTGGTGGAAGGTATGATACCAATTATATACGAAGCAAACGAAACCGCCTTTATTTCGAACGGGCTTGGTAGATTGCGCGATATAATTTCTGCGAAAGTCGTTGAGGAAAGAAACGGCATTTATGAATGCGATTTCGAATACCCCGTAGATGGTGCGCATTTTGAACAGATCCAATGCGGTTGCGTCATTGCAACGACACATGATGAAAGCGGGAACGTAGATTTATTTGATATCGTTTCGCATTCAAAACCAATCAACGGCATTGTAACGTTCCATGCGGTGCATGTGTCGTATAGGCTCGGCGGGGTAGTTTGCCGCGCACAGAACATCAATAGTTTGGATGCGGCGTTGCAAGCGATGGTTGAAACGGCCGTGCCATCCGATACAATGGTACGGTTTACGCTTGGCGCTGACTTTCAAAGCAGCGGATACATGGCGGCGTTTGACTATATCCCGCGTTCGGCTCGGCAGCTTATGGGCGGTATTGAGGGTTCAATACTGGACACATACGGCGGCGAATGGGAATTTAGCGGTTTCAATGTAACGCTAAAAAGAGCGCGTGGAAGTCTGCGCGATTTTACTATTCGTTACGGGCTTAATTTGCTGGATTACAAAGACGATACCGATTATAGCGGTACGTTTGTATCATGCGTGCCGTTTTGGGTCGGTGTCGATGGCACAGGCGGCGAAACGGTCGTAAGTGGAAACAAGGTAGATAGCGGCGCATCGTCTTATACGGGGCGCGATATTTGCGTTCCGTTAGATCTAACAGAAAAGTTTCAAGATGCACCCACGGCCGCGCAGCTTGAATCTATGGCGGCAACCTATATGACCGCCAACCAAACCAACATGCCCGCGCAGAATATAACGGTTGATTTCGTGCGCTTGCAAGAGATGGGCGAATTTGAAGAATTCGAAAACCTTTTGCAATGCAATTTGTGCGATAGCATCAAAGTTGTTTTCCCGCTATACGGCATGTCGGGCACGTTCAAAATTGTAAAAACAACATACGATGTGTTAAAAGAACGCTACGAAAGTATGGAACTTGGCGCGCTTTCCACAACGCTTGCCGAAGCACTCGGCATATCTGAAACGGCAAAGAGCATCAATACCATTGAAGATTTCGCGATAAGTGGTGATTTGGCGGTTGGCGGTGATGCGTCCGTTGTTGGGTCTATCGTTGCTGGCGGCACTATTGATGCCGTAAACATCCTAAAGAATGGAAAAAATTATATCGGGTATCAGACATTTAACTTTACAGTAACCTTTAGCGCGGGGACGATTGGCTCCCGTGGATACCAAGGAAGCGAGGATGCATCGCTTGAGGGGTATACGCCTATTGGTGTGTCGGTCGTATCCGTTGGCGCATCGGGAAGTTATATCCCTGTCGCTTTTTTGAGTGGCACGACCGTTTATTTTAACGCATACAGGGCTACAACGTCAGCAGTTAATGGAAGCTTGGTGACAGCCCGCGTTATTTATAGAAAGGACTAAAATGAAAATCAATAAACATCACGGTTCTTACAACATCACAAAAAGAACGCAAAAGGTGAAATATATTGTTCTGCACTATGTTGGCGCGGGGACATCAACAGACGGAAACGCCCTTAATAACTGCAAGTATTTTGCGGGGGGTGACAGACAGGCATCCGCGCACTATTTCGTGGATGATGGTGGAATTTATGAGTATGCCGACCCGTCAACATATTACACATGGCATTGCGGTGACGGTCACGGTAAATATGGAATCACCAACGCCAATTCTATCGGCATCGAAGTTTGCCAGGATGGGGATAGACCATATACGGCAAAAGAAATCAAATTCCTAAAGCAGCTTGTTCCGTATCTGATGAATAAATACCAAGTCCCCAAAAGTCATGTGGTGCGTCACTATGACGCTTCCCGCAAACTCTGCCCGTACTACTACGCAAAGAGAACGGATAAATGGATGGATCTGCGGAACAGCATCACAAAGAAACCAGCCACCAAAAAGACAAAGACCATTACCGAAATCGCACAAGAAGTAATCAACGGCAAGTGGGGGAACGGTGAGGAAAGAAAAAAGAAACTCCGCGCCGCCGGATATGACCCAGACGAAGTCCAAAAGGATGTAAACGCCATCTTAAAGGCGAAAACTCCAAAGAAGAAGAGCAACACCACTATCGCCAAAGAAGTTATCCAAGGCAAGTGGGGGAACGGGGAAGAGAGAAAAAGACGGCTGACGCAAGCGGGATACAACTATAACGAAATCCAAAAACTGGTTAACAAAATGGTGAAGTGATGAATGATACTTTGATTGTGGAAGCCTTGGGGCTGTTGGTGGCGCTCATTGCTGTTGTTGCACCCATTGTGCGTCTGAATGCGAATATTGCAACCTTAAACGCCACGCTTAACCAGATGCGGGATAATTACGAAAGCCATGACAAAAGGATTGAACGCCATGGTGAACAGATTGACGAACTAAACACCAAAGTTGCAGACCACGGCGCACGCATCACGGTGTTGGAAGAAAGAAAGGAAAGATAATGAACAGATATAATTTTCGCGAATGGCTGCGGGCGGCCTTGATCAGATGCGCAAAGACATTCTGCCAAACTGCATTGTCCATGCTGACAGTTGGACAGGCGGTAATTGATGTGAACTGGGTGAACGTGCTGTCCGTGTCGGCTGTCGCGGCTGTGATTTCCATTCTGACATCCGTTGTTGGATTGCCGGAAGTGGATGAAGTCAAAATTTACGATACTACAACCAAATAAGCATGTTCGTTTACTCCATATAACGTGCATGGCACACAAGAAAGGCGGGGCGTAAAAACCCCGCTTTTTTTGTGCCTATTTTCGGTATGGCATAACTATACCAAAACGCCATCTAACCGCCCTTAAAACGCAAAATAACGCCTTGT